GTTCCAATGGACACTTTCTTAAAAGGAAATAGTTAATTATGGCTAGTTTATATACAACAACCCCAGTGTCAAAAAGACCTGCCCCAACTCAACGAACAGTTCAGAGATATAGAGGGTTTAGCACAATAAGTGGCGCAACACAAAATTTTGCCTTGTATGATTTTGAACTAATCAAACAGGATCTAATGAACAATTTCCATGTTCGTCAAGGCGAGCGACTAATGAATCCAACTTACGGAACGATAATCTGGGATTTGTTATTTGAACCGTTAACTGACCAAGTTAAGCATTTGATACTAGAAGATGTTAATAACATCTTTAATAATGAGCCTCGTGTCAGAGCAGGAAATATTGTTGTAACACCATATGATACTGGTTTGCAAATACAATGTACACTAACATACCTGCTGTATAACATCCAAGACCGCATGAAACTTCAGTTTGACCAAGCTAATGGCTTGAACGCACAATAAACTGCGTACATAATTTTATTCAATAAATACACTTATTAGGACATATTATGAGCTCATCGGATAGACAAAATAACTTGCTGGTCAGTGAAGACTGGCAGAAAATTTATCAATCATTTAAGAATGCCGATTTTCAAAGTTACGATTTTGACAATCTACGCCGTACAATGATTGACTATATCCGTACGAATTTCCCAGAAGATTTTAATGATTACATCGAGTCTAGCGAATACCTTGCCCTAATTGATCTTATTGCTTATGTGGGACAAAGCATAGCTTTCCGTGTGGACTTAAATGCTCGTGAAAACTTCTTAGAACTAGCAGAGCGTCGTGATAGTATACTACGTTTAGCACGTTTAATCAGTTATAACCCCAGCAGAAACGTTCCTGCTAATGGATTGTTAAAAGTTAATACAGTACAGACTACAGAAAACGTAATAGACAGCAACGGTAGAAATTTAGCAGGACAATATGTTACTTGGAATGACCCAAGTAACCCAAACTGGTACGATCAATTTATTAAGATTATTAATGCAGGATTGCCGCAACAACACCAATTTGGTAATCCAGTAGACCAAGCAAACATATACGGAATCCCAACTGCACAATACAGATTTAATAGTACAAATGCAGATATTCCAATTTATACTTTTAGCAAATCTATTTCTGGTAGAAATACAGTGTTTGAAATTACTAGCACTACATTTGCCGGACAAGAAAGAATTTATGAAGAAGCTCCTAAAGTAGGAAATAGTATTGCTTGTGTTTATAAAGATGACGGCCGTGGTGCTGGTAGTCCGTCTACTGGATTTTTCTTTAATTTTGTACAAGGTACCCTAAATCAAGGAACATTCAATGTAAGTCAGCCGACCAGCAATCAAGTGCTTGATATTGAATCACAAAATATTAACGATACCGATGTGTGGCTATACTCTTTAAATCAAAGTACAGGTTTGGAAGATACCTTGTGGACACAAGTTCCTGCTTTAACTGGTAACAATATTATCTATAACAGTTTAAGCAGCAATATTAAAACAATTTACAGTGTTATCTCTAGAGCCAACGATGCTATCAGTCTAAGTTTCAGTGACGGTGTATTTGGAAAATTACCACAAGGTAACTTTAGAGTTTACTATAGAATTAGTAACGGTATAACATATACAATTAATCCAACCGACATTGTTAACGTTATTATTAATGTACCATACACAAGTGCAACAAATCAAGCAGAAGTATTGACTCTTAGTTTAAGTTTAGCAACGTCAGTAGCCAATGCCAGTGCAACAGAATCTAATGCCAGCATCAAAACAAATGCTCCTCAGTCATATTACACACAAAACAGAATGATTACAGGAGAAGACTATAATATTAGTCCGTTATCTGCGTCAACTGCTGTTGCAAAAATTAAAGCATTAAACCGAGCTAGTAGTGGTATAAGTCGTTATTTTGATTTAACAGACCCTACTGGAAAATATTCAAGTACAAACTTGTTTGCTGATGACGGTGTTTTATATCAAGACTTGTTTACTACAACTACAAATTTTACATATGCTAATCAAACCGATATCCAGAATGTAATTTATAACCAAGTTTACAATATTCTTAAAACACCAGGTTTAAGAGATTTTTATTATACACAGTTTGTTGATTATCTAACAACTAGTTTAAATGTTGCATGGAATAGCGTGACTACAGATAGTAACACAGTTAGTGGATATGTTTATGATTCTAATAGCAATAAAAAATATGCAGTTGGAAGTTATACATTTACTGACTTAAAATATTTTACTACAAACGCATTAGTTAAATTTTTACCTCCTACTGGATACTATTTTGACACGTTAAATCAAAACATATTAAAAACACTACCAGCTGGACCGTTGCCTAAAGGCGGCGCAACATATATCTGGGCGCAAGTTACATCAGTAAAAGACGACGGCACTGCAAATGATACTGGAGTATTATCAACAGGGTTTGGACCAATTGTGTTAGACGATGTAATTCCAACTGGTTCTAAAATAACACAGATTATACCTAAGTTTGCCACTACTCTTAGTTCATCGATTATCACCACAATGATTGATTTGATTTTTTCAAATGTTCCGTTTGGGCTACGTTACGATGTTACTACACAAAGCTGGCAAATAATTTTTGAAAATAATCTAAATCAAACAGGCGCATTTAGTTTAAGTAATCAAGGAAGTAGTAGTCCGTTGAAATTAGATTCAAGTTGGTTTTTATTGTTTACTACAGACAACGAGTATTACACAATAACTTCACGCCAACTGCGTTATGTGTTTGAAAGTGACCAAGAACTTACTTTCTATTTTGATACTAATGTTAAAATTTACGATACTGTATTAACATCAACAGTTACAGATACTGTGAAAATTTTAAGCATCAATACAGACCCAGTGTCGGTTGGTGGAAATTTTTCTTATACTACAGACATGCCATGGCAAGTTGTTGGCGAGTTCGTTGGCGAAGACGGTTATGTAGACCCAAGCAAAATAATATTAAGTTTTGCTGACAGCACCAATACTGGAGTAGTTGATAACCCACAGTTATTTACAGACATTGTATATACAGGTTCTAGCAATCTTTACGAAAAATACATTGTTCAAGAATTATACTCTATTAGCCAAGGGCAAGAAGATTATCGATATGTTTCTAATAATCCATTAACTGGCCCAGTATTTTTTACTTCAACAAATCCTGTTGACGGCAAGTATTATTACTCTTCTGGACTAGTTACAAAATATAATGCAGCAACTGGTAAATTTATTCCTACTCTTGATTATATTGTGTATGTAGGTAGAGACAAATTAAAATTTCAATATATACACAGTGCCGATTACGACAGTAGGATTGATCCTGGGCCAAGTAACTTAATGGACCTGTATGTATTAACTAATGATTACAATACAGCGTTTAGATTATGGATTGCATCCGGGGCACCAACTGACGGTAGCGAGCCGTTACCGCCTAGCTCTGACGAACTAAATGTGTTGCTAAGTCCTAATTTAAATTTAATTAAATCAATCAGTGATGAAGTAATATATCATCCTGTAAGCTATACTTTATTATTTGGTGCCGCAGCTACATCAGATTTACAAGCTAATTTTAATGTTGTAATTAATCCTTCTAGCACAGTATCTAGTGCAGATGTGTCATCAAGAATATTATCAGCAATTAACAGATTTTTTGCACTTGACAATTGGGACTTTGGAGATACTTTTTACTTCTCTGAACTTTCAACGTATGTGTTAACACAACTATCTCCTGATGTAATTAGTTTTGTTATAGTTCCATCTAAATCAGATTCTTACTTTGGCGGATTATTTGAAATAAGATGTCCAAGTAATAAATTGTTTGTTAGCTGTGCAACTACAGACAACATTATTATAGTAACAGGTCTAACTTCTACCAACCTTAGAACAGTAACAGGAACAGCATTGAATTCCGTTGTAACATCACAAAATATAATTAGCGCAGCATTTGGAGCAGATTAATGGCTAACAAAACAGATCCGCTAGGAAAAACAGGACTTACGGCAAATTTATTGCCAAACTTTTATCAAACGATTCCTAACAAAAAGTTTTTACAAGCAACACTTGACCAATTATATCAGCCAGGTACCTTAACTAAAGTTAACGGCTTCATCGGAAGAGAGAATGCCAAAGCCGCTACTGGCAAAGACATCTATGTTACTGCGGTTGATCCAAAGAGACAGCAATATCAGTTAGAGCCTGGAATTGTAATTAAAGATAGTTTAAAAAACATTACCTTCTTCAAAGATTATATTGATTATGTTAATCAAATTGGAGTGTTTGGTGGCAATACTTCTAATCACGCGAGATTAAACAAGCAAGAATTTTATAGCTGGGATCCGCATATTGATTGGGATAAGTTTACTAACTTTCAAAATTATTACTGGGTGCCTTACGGCCCTGACACTATTAAAATATATGGTCAGCCTTTAGAAATTACAAGTTCTTATACTGTAGAACTACAAGATGTTGGATCAAACAATCAGTATGTGTTTACTCCTGACGGATTTAGTCCAAACCCTCCTTTAAAACTTTACAAAGGTCATACTTACACTTTTAATATTACAAGCCCTGGCAATCCGTTTAGTTTTATGACTAGACGTTCTACTGGAGTTGTAAATCGATACATCACTGGTAATATTAGTAATTACGGAGTTACAAATGGATCGATTACATTTACAATTCCGTTAGATGCGCCAAGCGTGTTGTACTACCAAAGTGAAACTGATATAGATGTAGGCGGAAGTATTGAGATTTTTTCAATCAACGACGATACATTTATTGATGTTGAAAAAGATTTTCTTGGTAAAGCAACTTATAAGTTAACCGACGGTACAATTATTAGTAACGGAATGAAAGTTTCGTTTGGCGGAAATGTTAATCCGGTACAATATGCAGACGGTGAGTATTATGTAGAGGGAGTTGGCACAGCTATTAAATTAGTTTCAACATCTGTTTTAGAAATTATAACACCTTACACTGTAGATCAAACAGTTGAGTTTGCAAGCGATCCGTTTGGATCAATGCCTTTTAGTAATGCTACTGGTTTTGCCAGTGAAAAAGACTATATTACAATTAATAGAGCCAGTAGGGATCGAAATCCTTGGAGTAGATATAATCGTTGGTTCCATAAGGATGTGATAAACACTAGTGCTTTATATAATAAAAGTATTCCATCATTAAATCAGTTATCAAGGGCTAACAGACCTATTATTGAATTTACAGCCGATTTAAAATTATTTAATTTTGGAACTTATGCGATTCCTGACGTTGACTTAATTGACAATTTTACTGATGATATTTTTTCAAAGATAGAAGGATCTATCGGCTACAGTGTTGACGGGGTTTCATTAATTCATGGTCATAAGATTTTAGTCACAGCGGATACTGATCCACTTGTAGTGAACAAAATTTACCAAGTTGAGTTTATCGATGTAAAGAATCTAAGTACTGGCAGTAAACAAATTCATCTAGTTGAAATTGCTCAACCGTTAGTTAACGAATGTACAATCATAAGGTCTGGCGTTGTTAATCAGAGTTTAACATATTGGTTTAACGGTACAACTTGGGTCAGCAGTCAACAAAAAACAAATACAAATCAATCTCCGTTATTTGATGTAGTAGATGATGAAGGCATTAGCTACGGCGACACTAGTGTATATAGTGGTTCAACATTTTCAGGAACAACACTTTTTTCTTACAAAGTAGGAACAGGATTACCTGATAAAGTTTTAGGATTTCCTCTAACATATCAAAACGTCAGTAATATTGGCGACATTGTGTTTGATTTTAATTTTGCTATAGATACTTTTCAGTACAAGCAATCGACTAATCTTATTACTATACAAATAGAGCGAGGCTATTTGCTAAGTCAGAGTTATTCAGGAAATACCTTGTATCAAAATGGCTGGCAAGTATGCAAGGCTGATTATATACAAGCTGCTTTAAGAATTTATAACAATTCTAATTTAACTAACAATTTTGATATAGATATTTTTGATGCATCTCCGGAAGAAATGCTATTAGATCAAGACGATGTAAGAGTGTACATTAATGCACAACGAGTTGCAATTGATCATTGGTCTTTAGTTATTACTCCATCGTATTATCAAATTGTTTTTACACAGCCTGTCGAGTTAACAGACATAGTGACAATCAAAGTTTATTCTGATGAACCATTAAATTCAAAAGGATACTATGAAATTCCTATTAATTTACAAAACAATCCGTTGAATGATGTTGTTAAAACATTCACATTAGGAGAAGTTGTTGACCATGTTAACAGTATTATCGATAATGTTTATAATCCAGAAAATGGTAACGATGCAACGGACATTGATAATTTAGCATACGATAGAACTATTAATGATATCAATGGAGTTACATTCATCGGAGTGTTTCCAGGAACAAGTAATTTAAGAGACTTGGGTAATATAACTCAGTACGGTACTAAATTTGTACAACACAGCGGCCCGTTAAGTCTTAGTTTGTATCACATAACTAGCCAGTCAACTAATGTAATCAAAGCTATTGAAACTTCTAGAGATGATTACGGTAATTTTAAACGTAAATTTATAGCAATTGCTGCCTCGTTAGGTGTTGATGCATCTCCAGTAGTAATGGTCGATTTGATTTTACAAAAAATAAATGAAAATTATCCTACTACTGCTCCGTATTATTTTAGTGATATGGTGCCATATGGTGCATCTATAGTTTCTGAAATAGATGTAGTTGATTATAGAATCAAACAGTATCCGTTATCAACATCTTTTAGTTTAGATGTTTTATCCAACAAAGCAGTTTGCATATATCAAACAAGCTCGGTAACTGGGACTTCTGTTACAAAACAATTAGTACATGGCCGAGATTATACATTTAGTTCACAAGATTTTTATATTGATAACAGTGTTGTTCTTAACAACGGTGATATATTAACTACTTACGAATACGACAATACAGATGGTAGTTTTGTTCCAAGTACTCCTACAAAATTAGGCATGTGGCCTGCGTATGTTCCACAGATCTATTTAGATACAACGTTAATTACTCCTAAGAATGTAATCCAAGGCCATGATGGCAGTATTATTTTAGCGTATAACGATTATAGAGATGCTCTTATTTTAGAATTAGAAAGTAGAATTTACAATAATATCAAAGTAAAATACAATCCTGAAATTTTTGATATTACTGAAATAGTACCCAGTTACAATCGTACAACTGCTTATAGCCTATCAGAATACAACAATGTATTGGCTCCAAGTTTTTATAAATGGACAGGATTAATAGGAAGCGATTTTAGCAAACCAATCAATTACAATGTCAGTGACCCGTTTACTTACAATTATTCTGGTAGCGTTACTCCCGATGGCACACAAAACGTTCCAGGTTATTGGAGAGGAATTTATCGTTGGATATTAGATACTGACAGACCAAATCTATGTCCTTGGGAAATGCTAGGATTTAGTGTTCGACCTCAGTGGTGGATATCTTTATACGGCCCAGCCCCGTATACTAGTGACAACTTGCCTATGTGGCAAGATATTAGTCTAGGCGCCATTAGAGAACCGGGCAAACCTGTATTTTACTCTCTTAAATTTGCAAAACCATTTTTAATGCAGTCGATTCCTGTTGATGGTAACGGTAATTTAAAAGATCCAAATTCAACAGGCCTAGCTAAAGGTATGATTACTCCAAGCCCGACTGGCGATTATGTATTTGGAGATGTTGCACCAGTTGAAGCTGCATGGAGACGAAGTAGTCATTATCCGTTTAGTGTAATAACTGCTTCGATGTTATTGACTCCTGCTAAAACATTTGGTACACTAATAGACAGATCTAGAATTGTTAGAAATCTTGCAGGACAAATTGTATATAAAGATACTGGTTTAAGAGTACGTCCAATTGATATTAAATTGCCAAACTTAAATGACAGTAAAACCCGTGTACAGACAGCCGGCATTATTAACTATGTTGTAGATCTTATTTTAAATTACATTTTTAGTAATAATATTGAATCATACAACGATTACGCTAACGACTTATATACAATGGCGGTTCAACTTAGCTATAGAGTTGGATCATTTACTAATAGAGATCAATTTAAGTTATTACTAGAATCTAAGACTCCGTTAACTAGCGGTAGTATATTTGTACCGCCAGAGGATTATGATGTATTTTTAAATACGTCTAGTCCTGCTACTAGATTAACCTATAGTGGTGTTCGCATTACTAAATTGCAAACAGGATATCAAATTCAAGGTTATAGTAGAACTCAACCATATTTTAAATATTACAATTATTTAAATTCTGGAACAACAATTAATATTGGCGGCATTAGCCATAGCTATGCGCAGTGGACTTCTGGAGAAGAATATCTGGTTGGTAATGTTGTAGTGTTCGACGGAAGATACTACAGCACTATTGTACAACATACTGCTGATGATACTTTTAATTCACAATTTTTTCAAGTATTAACTTCGTTGCCAGTAACCGGCGGAGTAAGTGCGGCATTTAGAACAACTTGGGATAAAACTGAACTCTTAACAATTCCGTACGGCACAGAATTAACTACAGTACAGGATGTGGTCGATTTCTTGTTAGGGTATGAGCAATATTTAATAGATCAAGGATTTACATTTGACACTTACAATAACAATCTTGGTGTAGTTTCAAATTGGTCAACTAGTGCTAAGGAATTTATGTTCTGGACTACACAAAATTGGAGTGCAGGACAGGACAAGTGGAACGACTGGCTTCCAAATAAACCTATAGCCTATGGTACAATTATTAGATATGAGGGTGAGTACTACAGTGCATTAACAAATGTTCCTTCTAGTCCAGAATTTAATCCAGACGATTTTAATAAACTAGAAGGATTAAGTGTTGCTGGTGCTGGAGTTATTAGTTTAAGCCCTTCAGCAGCTTCGATATCATTTAAAACTTCACTGACTGTAGTTGATGATGTTAGCAATAAATTTAATGATTACGAAATATTTAAAGTTGACGGTACACCAATAACTCCAAATCAATTGGACAGTTATAGAACTGGAAATCTTGTAACATATACTCCAAGAACTTCTGCTGGAATTTATTGTGCTAGTTTTTATCTAATACAACACGAACATGTTATCATTATCAATAACACAGATATTTTTAATGACATTATATATAATCCTCCTAGCGGATACAGAAGAGAACGAATTAAAGTTAGTGGCTATATAACTGCTGACTGGTACGGCGGCCTTGATATTCCAGGATTTATCTTTGATGCTGCAACTGTAAAAAATTGGCAACCTTGGAAAGATTATAACATGGGTGATATTATTGCCTATCAGGGTTATAATTATAGTGCTAATACATTCCTCCCAGGTACTAGCACCTTTGAATCTACAAGTTGGACACAGCTAGCCAAAGCTCCAGCAAGTCAAATTTTACCTAACTGGACAAATCTTGCCACCCAATTTACAGATTTTTACAGTTTGGAAGTTGATAACTTTGACTCTCAACAACAAAAAATTGCTCAGCATTTAATTGGATATCAATCTCGACAATATCTAAGTAATATTATTCAAGAACCTGTTAGTGAATTTAAATTTTATCAAGGAATGATTAGAGAAAAAGGAACCCAGAATGTTCTTAACAAACTCTTTAACGTTCTCAGTTCTGGTAACGAAGAAAGTTTAACATTTTATGAAGAGTGGGCGTTGCGTGTGGGACAATACGGCGCATCAGAGGCGTTTGAAAATATTGAATTTATATTAGATGAAGACAAATTTAAAAATAATCCTCAGGGAGTTTTGCTTCTTAGTAAAGCTACTGAACAGTTAAGTCCAGTAATTATTCAGCAAACAGCAAATGATGTTTACCTGAAGCCACAGGGGTATTCTTCAACGCCATTCCCAGCTGTTAAAACTTATCAGCCACTATTACGCAGTGCAGGATATGTAAATCCTTCAGATGTTTTTGTAACAGTTGGTTCGTTAGATGAACTTATTACCAAAGATATTACTACTTTTGAAAATGGTGCTTACATCTGGGTAACGTTTGATTCTCCTAAATCTCAATTTTGGAATGTATACAGATTCACAGATACTAGTTTAAAAATTTCAGAAGTAACTTACAATAGTAACAGCAAATTATTAACGTTGACATCGGATAATATTGTTAATTTCGTAGAAGGGTCTTATATTGGTATTAGTCAAGTAGCAGGATTTAGCGGATTTTATAAAGTTGAAAGTGTTACTCTGAATACTTTTGTTGTGTCAGCAGATTTACCTTCTTGGAAACCGCCTTTTACACAACAGGCCAGTATTAATATTTTTGTTTTAACAAGTCAACGTGCTGCCAATATGGACAGTATAGGCACTATATTAACTTCAGAATTTAACAATGATGAATTAATTTGGGTAGATAACACTGTGCCTGACGATGGAAAATGGGCTACCTGGAAATTCAATCAAGTTTATTCTAAATCAGATATACTCAACGAAGAGCCTAGTAACTTGTTAGGATTTGGAAAAATATTAGATGTAACTGCGCAAGGCGATTTGTTAGCAGTTGGGGACAATGCCGGTGCGGTAACAGTTTATTATAAATCTGGAACAACTTCTAGCTGGTCAGAAAAGCAAGTAGTTCCAACTCCAAATGTATGGAGAACTGGAAATTTATTACCTAGCTCTATCAAATTTAGTCCTGATGGAACATGGCTTGCAGTTGGTTCTAAATATGCTGGATCGGTTTCGTCTAGTTTGTCATCTCATAACAACGGAATTTATGATTTAACTCGCACTTATAGTTCAGGGTCAATTGTTATATATAACAATCGATATTACAAAACTGAAAAAGCTATATCTCCGTTATATACTAGTATGCCTGGAGCGGTAACAGTATCTAGCAGCGGCGCAATATTTGACGTAGTAGTAGTTCCTACGTCCACGTCTATAGTAGACGGAGAAACAGTTGCAACCAATGGATATTATGATGTAAAAGTAAGATATGGCGGTGTAGGCTATAAAGTTGGAGGAGTTATTAAGATACTTGGAACATTGCTCGGCGGCATCTCGCCAAGCGATGACTTGACAGTCAATATAGCAACTGTGAATTCTGTAAATGGTATTGCAACTATATCAAATTTACAAGGAGTTCCATCATCTAAATCTAATTCAGTATTGCTAGCCAAGACAAAAGCAAACGTAAGTGGAATCGTTATCACAGGAACAGGTGCATTATTCAATGTAGCTACTAACAACGGCGCCAATTTAGAATCATATAGTATTCCGTCTTTAGGAATTATTTCAGGAGGTTCTGGATACTTAACCGGTGATAAATTTATTATTTCTGGAAGTATGCTTGGCGGTGAAGATATTATAAACGACTTAACAATAACTGTTACAGCTCCTTCAGGCGCCATTACTGGATACTCTGCATTTTCAGGAAACACAGCTTGGACTAGAATTAATTATCTTCCAGCTGCAATCACAGCATATGGTACTAACGTACAAAGTGGTAGCTTTGGTAAAGGAAATACATATCAAATTTCTTCTTTAGGGACAACAGAATTACTTACTGATTTTAGATTAATTGGAACTGCAACAAAAGACTCTAACGGAAACGCTCTTGTTTGGTCAAATGTTAGACTTCCAAGAATTGGAGATTTCTTTGTAGCAACTAATACTGGTGCAGTAAAAGATGGTAGCTTTGTTGTAGGCAAGCAATATATTATTGTTTCACCTGGTACAACTAATTTTGCGTTAGTAGGCGCTACTGGCACAACTCCAAACGCAATTGGCACAATATTCACGGCAACTGCTGTTGGTTCAAGCGGAACTCCTGGTAGTGGTGTAGCATGGCAAGGTACAGGAACCGCAACAGAACAAATTAATGCAACCGAGTCTATATATCAGCAACAAGGTGTAGTTACATTATACAAAAAAGATAATGATAATTTTTATTCAGTAGTGGATACTATTATTAGTCTAAACCCTACTAATTATGAACAATTTGGTTCTAATTTAGAATTTGGTAATGACACACTATACATCTCGGCTAACGGTTATGCTAATGAAGCTGGTCGAGTGTACACATTATTTTATCAAACAACTGATTCAATTTTTGTATACTACAATCCTGTAGGAAGTTTTACATCTACAGAACCTACTAAATTAGTAATATCTAGTAGCTATGCTGTGCCTGTTTCGAATATTAGAATTGGAATGACAGTACACGGCATCGGGTTCACTTCGGATCAATACGTTGTAGAAATAACTGGAATTAATACAGTTATATTAAATGCACCGCCTGATTCAACACCAGACGGGCAACTAACGTTCAAAAAACAAGGTTGGACTTATAATGGCGGCCAACAGATTATTAGCGGCACTGCGCCCGATCAAGGAATTGGTATCGATGTTAAGATAAGCAAAGATAATTCAACTCTAGCTATTTCAACATATACTAATATTGTAAAAATCTACAAACGTAATAGTACAACTGGTTTATTTGTTTTCTTAGAAAATATCACAGGAACCGATAGCACATTTGGACAAGGCCTTGACGTGTCTGACGACGGAACATATATTGCAATATCAGACTATGCGTTAAATAATCGAGGTGTAGTTAATGTATATAAATTAACTAACAATTCTTATAATACAGTTTTACCTTATGTTATAACAAATCAGTTTCCACAAAGTTTTGCTAGTTTTGGAAGCAAAATTGCTTTCATGAATGATTATAAAACATTAGTAATTTATAGCGAACATGGTGACACATCAACTTTAACTACGCTCGACGGACATAAGACTAGACTTATTAACAGTCAAGTGTTATATAATAATCCGTATGTGATTGACCAGGCATCTCTAGAAACTGCTCCTACCACATTTGACAAAGACTCGACTAACTTTGTAACTAAGCAGCCATCAAGTGGACGAGTAGATATATATGATGTCTATGCAACCAAGTGGGTATTCAGTGAAAGTTTAACAACAAGCAATACTGTAACCGATGGTTACGGTACCGGAGTTGCAGTATGCAATAATCAAATTATTGTAAGCGCACCATATGCACAAGATAAAACATTCATTCAATCTGGATTATTATATTCTTATGTTAAACCAGAAGATACTTATTCGTGGACTGTTGATTGTACTGGTGTAGCAATAGCTAATGTTAAAAAAATTAAACAAGCGTTTTTATACAATAAAGCTTCTGGAACATTATTAAAATATTTAGACGTGATTGATCCGGGCCAGGGAAAAATTACAGGTCCTGCAGATGCAGAAATACAGTATAAGGCCTATTATGATCCAGCTGTGTATTCGTATTCAACAACGGATGCTCCTGTGAATTCAGATCCAACAACTTTCTGGACAACAGCACAGGTTGGAAAAATTTGGTGGAATCTAGGCACTACAAAATTTGTAAATGCCTACTTAGATGATGTTACATATAGAAATAATTCTTGGAACACCCTTGCTGAAGGCGCCAGCGTTGATATTTACGAATGGGTTCAAACTAAATTGTTACCAGCAGATTGGGATAAACAAGCAGACACACCTGCAGGTTTAGCTTTAGGTATTAGCGGAATAAGTTTGTATGGCAATAATGCTTATTCGGTAACACAAAAATATAATAACATTACAAAGAAACTTGTAAACACATACTATTTCTGGGTAAAGAATAAAAATGTAGTGCCTACAACACCAAACAGACATATATCTGCACTACAGGTATCTAAATTAATATCTAATCCTCGAGGTGAAGCGTATACATATCTTGCACTAATTGGAACAGATAGTTTTAGTCTTGTTAATGCAAGATCTTACCTAGCTGACAAAGATGTTGTACTATCTATAGAATACTGGTTAACAGACAAAACAGATCAGAATGTTCATAGCCAGTGGAGTCTAATTAGCAACGACATTAATGTTGACTTACCTGTAACAATAGAGCAAAAGTGGTTTGATAGTCTATGCGGGGTTGATTTAGCCGGACGTTTAGTTCCTGATACAAAACAACCTCCTAAACTTCGCTATGGTATTGAGAATAGACCACGCCAAAGCATGTTTGTTAATCGCATTGAAGCATTAAAACAATTCATCGAGCGAGTGAATATTACTTTACAACAAAATCAAATTACTGAAGGTTACAATTTAACAAAACTTGAAAGTTACGATACAACTCCTACCACAGTTACCGGTTTGTATGACCAAATACAAGACACTGATACGGATCTATCGTATATTAATATTAATTCTTTTAGACAAGCTAAGTTAAGTCCAGTAATTGTTAACGGAGTAATTACTAAAGTTAATATTGATTTTGAAGGAAGCGGCTACGGCATTGCACCTAGCGTAGAAATTATCGGTACAGGCAAAAATGCTCAAGTTACTACAGTTATCACTAATGGAAAAATTACAGAAGTTATTGTTAGAAATGGCGGCATAGCATACGATGATAGCAATACTACACTTGTAGTCAGAAGCTATTCTGTTTTGATAAACAGCGACAATCAAGCCAACGGCAATTGGAGTATATATTCATGGACTCCGAGCTCAACTTCTACAGGCGCTGGCGCATGGTCTCGTATATTAACTCAAGCATATGACGTTAGAAAATATTGGAATTATACTGACTGGTATGCAACAGGGTATAATCAGTATTCTTCTGCAGACTACTTAGTATCAACGTTTGTTGGGTTAAATGATATTACCCCTGCAATAGGTGAGCTTGTAAAAGTTACAACAGTTAATTCTGGAGGCTGGTTATTACTAGAAAAATATGCTAACAGTACAAGTGTTGATTGGACACAAAGCTATCAGGTAGTAGGTATACAAAACGGAACAATTCAACTAAGTTCTAAATTATATAACTTTGTTGAAACAGATATCGGCTACGACTCGGACATTTTTGATAACGGATATGACATTGTTGCTTCAATTGAATTGCGTGTTATTTTAAATGCAATTAAAGATGATATTTTTATCGGAGACTTAAAACAACAGTATCTAGATTTGTTTATTGCATCAATCAAGTATGCACACAGTGAACAAGTGTTTATTGATTGGGCATTTAAAACCAGTTTTGTAAGAGCAACTCACAATGTCGGCCAATTAGACCAGCCTGTTAACTATCCGGTAGATAATATTTCTGATTTTGAAAATTATGTAAATGAAGTTAAGCCTTACAGAACTAAACTACGAGAGTATATTAGCAATTACACAAATTTAGATATTGGACCAACGGCTGTTTCAGATTTTGATTTACAACCTCTTTACACAGATAGAATAGTTCCTCTTAATACAATAGTTGCTAATGGTAAAATTGACGCTGACAATTCGGCAATACAAAATTATCCTTGGAAATTCTGGCTAGACAATGTAGGATTTGTTGTAACAGACATAGTCTTAGTTGATGGCGGATCTAATTATGTTAATCCTCCGCTGGTTGTATTTTCTGGAGATAGCGGATCAGGCGTAGAAGCAACTGCTTATATTTCTAACGGAGTTGTTAATAGAATTATTTTAACATCTACGGGCTCTGGATATTTGTCAGCACCAACTATTACGCTTGTTGGCGGTGTTGGTATTGGCGGAACTTCTGCTAAAGCTGTTACAATTATAGGCAATAGTGTTGTTCGTTCATCGTTAGTAGGAATAAAGTTTGATAGAACTAGCAATAATTATTATATCACACAACTAGAACAAACTGAAACATTTACAGGCACTGGTTCTAAAATTCAATTTGCACTAAAGTGGGCGCCAGATGTTACAATTGGCACGTCGATTGTAACTGTAGCCGGCGTTCCTGTTTTGCGTGAATTATATTCTTTATCTATTGTTAAAAAGAAAATTGATGGCAACACTCAATATACCGGTATAATTACTTTTGAAAATGCACCGGCAAACGGAGCTGCTATTAAGGTTGTATACATTATTGACAAGTCTGTAATGTCAGCAACAGATCGTATACAATATTATTATAACCCTGTAACTGGTCAACTTGGAAAAGAATTATCTCAGTTAATGTTAGGAGTTGATTACGGTGGAGTTCAAGTTAACGGTTTAGGATTTAGTTTAGATACTGGTTGGGGAACAACTCCTTATTATTCAGACAAGTGGGATAATTTTGACAGTAAATTTACAGATTATTTTGTAACAGTAGCTGCAAATGTACGAACCTTTGACCAATTACCATATGTTGCTGATTTAGGTACAGAAATCAACGTCTATAAAACATCAACGTCAACTGATACTCATGTTTCGGATGGTTTACAAACAAAGTATACATATAATATTCTTGCAGACAAGCCTGTAGTAACACTTGTAAATAATATTGAAACAACAAGCATAGCTACGATTTATCAGCCTACCGGTAGTTATTATACAACATTAAAAGTTGCAAATACTATTGTAACTGGTAAAAATATATTACCAGGAATGGCTGTCATTGGTAACGGATTTACATCTGGACAAACTGTAACATCAGTAGTAGACGGCCAAACTTTAACTCTTAGTGCAGCCCCTGATAGCAATCCAGCAAACAGACAATTCCTTAATTTAACTGGCACAAATCAAAACAATATTTTAGGATCTGGAGCTACATTCAATGTAGTTACTACTGAAAACGGTTATTCAGCTCAAGTTGTTACAGGCGGAACTGGTTATTCGGTTAGCTTGAATTTTGGTTCTCCTAATACAATTAAAATTTTAGGAACAGCCGTTGGCGGCTCTACTCCGTTAAATGATGTAACATTAGCTATTACATCGGTTGGCGATAGTTCATCAGGCCTTCCAGGCATGATTATATCTGTAACAGCGGTTGGGACTCCATCAGTTGTTCCATTAGCATTTACATTCAATTATTCAGGAAGTAATTTCTTAACTCTTAAAAATACAGCAGGGTTATCAGTTACTGACGTGATAACTTGTCCAAGTGTGACTCGACTAGTTAACAATAAACCAATACCTTCTATTGCATACGGCACTGTAATTAAATCAATAGATACTGTTAATAATAAAGTTGGCCTAGGCACATTTGATCCAATAACTAGTTTAAATGTTATTGGTGTAAGCGGCACTGGTACTAAAGTTACAATGACTTTTTCAACACAACCTGCAATTCCGTATCCTGTAAATTCTTTAATTAGTATTACTGGATTTATTCCAAACAAGTATAATGGAATCTACACAGTAACTGATGCTACTACAAGTAGTATGAGTTTTTCTAGTACTGTTTCTGCATTGGTTACTACGTATGGAACAATTACAACAGTAATTGACTCGATATTATTCCAAGCCATTCCTAATAATTCAACTGTAGTGTTTACAAAAACATTAAAAGAATCGTTGGAAGTTAATATTTTTGAAGATGGAACCATTAATTTATTAATAAATCCTGTACCTCCTGTCGGCACTAATGTTGTTATAACAGGCACAATTAATCCTGTTAGGTTAGATGATCCAAAATTTGGAACAAGCAATCAAAAGAACAGCGATGCAATAATGCAAACACCGTTTCCTGTTTTATCTACAACAGTTACAGGTGCTGGCAGATATACAACAATGCCTACAGTAACAATTAGCCCTAGCGATTTAAATGCTCCTTTATACACAGCAACAGCCAGTGCAGTAATGACTGCTGTAGATGTTAGTTACAACGGTAACAATAACGGAACAGGATATCGTGTTGGGGATATACTTGTAGCTCAGCCAACATCGGGTGTAACTCCTGCTGTAATGAATAATTCAATTATTACAAACAATATGTTAACAGTTGGTACAGTTGCTTCTGGCACTGTTCAAGTTGGTATGGTACTTTCTGGATCTGGTATAGCGCACAGACAATCTCCTATAATAACTACTGGAGCAAGTTGTGATACTTCTACAGGCACAGTTACATTAACATTTGCTTCGTTAGGGGCTAGTTTCATCCCGTTTGCAATTGGGCAATCAATAACAGTTGCTGGTATATCACCGTCTGCATTTAACGGTGTGTATAATGTAACTGCTGCTACAACGACTACTGTCTCATACGCTAAAGTTGTTACCTTGGCAAATTTTATAGCTAAAATTGGAAATCTTTCAGGAACAGGTCCTGGAAATCGATTAGTTGTAACAACTGTATCTAGTGGAACATTAGAAATAGGACAAACCATAGTAGGCACTGGGGTAGCTGCTGGTACTATCATTACTGACCAGGTATCTGGAACAACCGGATCTACTGGCGTTTATATTGTAAGCAATAACTTATTATTTGTTAATAGTTCTACATATATGAATAGTTCAGCAACGCAAACAACACCAGGCACTGTAACAAGTAATGCTATAACATATATTACTGGTAATATAAGCGGTTCAGGCGCAGGAAGCAAATGGACTGTTAATCTTAAACAAACTACCGCATTAGTTGGAAATAATACATCTACAACAGTAACTGGAGCAGGTGCTGTAGTATTTGAAGTTACTCGTGTTGCTAGTAATGCTGTTCCTCCGGTAGGCCCAATTACTACAGTATCGATTGTATCTTCTACTTCATTTACTGGATCTTTAAATCAAAATAATCAACAGCTAATTGGTGGGTCTGGACAAAACGGAACAATATCTATCATATACGGTGTTCAATCGTTAACGTTAACAAATCCAGGTAGTGGTTATTTAAATAATCCAACAGTCACTATTAGTTCTGGTTTACAAACAGCAACAGCTACCGCAACTATTCAGCAATTTACTAGCGGGTTGCCTAGAACAATAGTGAGTCTTCCAAATTCGTATACTGTAAATGCTGGCGATGAATTTATTTTACGTAAGAGTACCAGTGATGGATCTATTGCTCCTCCAACTCAAGATTTTGATACTGCAATTTCTGGTGGAGATTTAGCGTATTCTACTGCAACAGGTATTGCAGCAGACGATATTGTTATTGACGGCGACGGATTAGTTACACCAACAACAAGTCCAGCTCCTGAGGAAGTTGTACCAGGGCAAGTTGTGGATACGCTGGCAATTAAAGTTTATGACCAAAGCGCATCAGGTAGTGCAAAAATAAAAGTAGATAGTTATGTTGGTAATGGATCAACTGCTACATTTAAAATAAATCAACAAATGAATAGTACCGATGCACTTATTGTTAGACTTGGAAATGTCGTTCAAGAAAGATCAGACTATACTGTTAATTTTCAAAATAACACAGTTTCATTCAACACAACGCCTAGTACTGGAACAGTTGTGAGTATTTTTAGTTTAAGTCCTAGCGGAAATAATGTTTTAGATAACGACTATTTTATAGGAGACGGTGTTACAACTGAGTTTGTAACTAAAGCAAATTGGACTACTAATTCAACTTCTTTAGTTTATATTAATGGAGTTACTATAAACCCGGTATCATTTAAGACTGACTCGACATATGACTTGTCTAATGCAATTGGATTTAGATTTCCACTTCCGCCAGCTAAAAACGATGTAATTAGTTACATTATAACATCTGGTATAGTTCAAAATTTTGCAATTAACCAGAGACAGGTGTTAGTTGGTAACGGTACACGTACTTACAATCTTGCAAATCCTATAGGAGAAAGTTTACCAGTAGAGCAAAGCATGATTGTTATTGTAGATAACAGTGTTTTAAAATCTCCTTTGACTAGTTATTTTATAGTGGGCAACGGAGTTAAAACTTATACTCCTGATTTTTGGCGCGAACCTTTTACTACTTTATTAACTTCAGTTAAAGTTTCGGAAATTGGTGTTTATCTTGATGGTAAAAAACTTAGTTTATCGTCAGATTATACTGTAGATACTTCTAATATTTCCGTAACTATTTTAAACAATGTTTATAAAGCAAACATAGGTAAAAAATTATCAGTTACTGTTGAAGCAGCTGGGGACTATACAATTAATCCTGTAGCAAAAACTATAACTTTTAAATCGTTTTATAATAGTTCAAATACTATTGAAATTTTAAGTTCATACAATCAAAAGTCCTTAGATATAGAGCGTACATCAATCAATATGCTAGTTACAAGCAACTTTGAAGAAGAGTCTGTGAACTATCATTACGTAAAAGATTTAAGTCGATCTGTGATGAAGTTAGATAGACCTGTATTAGATTCTAATTATGTCTGGGTATTTAAGAATACGTTTACAACTAACTTTTTATTAGCGCCAGGCGTTGATTATGTTTTATTAGAAGATAAGCAAACTATTCAATTAGCTGCTAACACAACAGGTATTTCAGATGTTTCATACACATTGATGACATTTGGAAATAATACACTATCGTCTAACATATCTTATATGCAATTTAAGGATATGCTTAATCGTGTAATTTACAAGCGTCTAAGTAAGGATAAGCAAACTAGATTAGCAAGAGATTTGTACTGGAACGATGTTGAAATAGTAGTTGAAGATGCTAGTAATTTTGATATCCCGAATATATCTACTAACCGACCAGGTATTGTTGAAATACGCGGTGAGCGAATCGAGTTCTTTGCTATTAGTGGTAATACTCTAAAACAGATTCGTCGGGGTACATTAGGAACTGGTATATACACTCATAATAAAACGGGGACATTTGTTCAAGATATTGGAACTAGTTCAACTGTTCCGTACGCAGATTCAACAACAGTTCAGAATATTATTGCCGATGGAGTTTCAAGCTCGTATGCAATTACACTTGGTGCAACTCTTAACAGTAATTTCACTAATTATAATTCATTATTTGAAGTATTTGTTGGTGGTGATAACGATACAGTACGATTGAAAAAATCATCGTTTAGCGTTTTTGATGTAAATCAAGCACCTTATAGTCCCCTGGGCGATGTTATATTTCCTGCGGAGTTTACAATTTCTAATGTAACAACTAACGGTGCTTTATTGACATTAACTAACCCTGTTACACAAGGCACAAAAATTACAGTTGTTCGAGTAACAGGACATGAATGGGATGGAAATAAGAATAATCCGGTGAATATCCTGGATAGTGACGGTGCAATTGCTAGTTTTATTAAGGCAACCCCGGGCATCTGGTATTCAGGGTTTAACAAGTGATAGATTAAACTATCAGATTATAACACATGATAAATATAAGATAAAGAGAGATTGATATGCAGACTAAAGACGTAACAGGAATTCATATTGAAGGTCATATTAAGATTTATGACCCGATTTCCGCTGAGGTGTTTATTAATAAACGCAATGCCATTCACTACGAAAACATAAGTGTTGCTATAGTTGAAGCTATGACTAATAGTAGTCAGGGCTTTGTTTACCAAATGGCATTTGGCAACGGCGGAACTAGTATTGATCCTACTGGAATTATTACATATCTAACCCCAAATACGTCGGGAACTAACGCAAGTTTATATAATCAGACATATCAAAAGATTGTTGACCCTAATTCCAGCACTAATGTGGATCCAACACGTAATTTTACAGAAGTTAGACACACAACTGGGCAAAACTATTCGGATATATTTGTAACTTGTTTACTAGATTACGGCGAGCCTAGCGGCCAAGCAGCATACGACACTAACAGTGACGGCACATCAACTTATGTTTTCGATGAATTAGGCTTACAAAGCTACAGTTCAACCGGCGAAAGTCTGCTTTTAACTCATGTTATTTTTCACCCAGTATTAAAAAGTTTAAACCGATTGATACAAATTGATTATACAGTGCGAATTCAGAGCTTAACTGGCTTAGTAGGAGTTTAATCGATGCCTTATAC